GTATCGGATTCACCTTCAGGTTTAGTATCTTTCTGACCATATAGTTTGTCAAGGTTATCAAAGATACCTGTATTGACAATAACTTCTTGAGTTTTTTCTAACTCACCTGCAACCGCCCTTTCGATACGTTGTTGTTGTAGGTCAAGTTTGATTTCCTCATCAGAGAACCCAAGAATATGTTTCTTAGCCCATGATGATGAAACAGGAAGGATACCATTACCTGGGTCAGTAGTTGCATCTCTATATAACTGAATCTTCTGTTGCCATTGTTCCACCTTCAACAAATCAGCTTGTGACGATGGATTAGTTAAACCTAATGTGAAGTTTTGTAATTCATCTTCAAATCCTAAAATATATAAGTGAATTATTGCTATCTTATTTAACTCTTGTACCATAGACCTTTGTACTCTATTAATAGTTCGAGCGAAACGAATATCTTGTAGAGCCAAGTTCTTACCTTCACCTGTGACCTCCTCAAAACCTAAGAATGCCTTTGGTACTCTTAATGCTGTGAGTAATTTCTTTTGAATATACTCTATATCCGCAATTTCTGATAGGTTTGTAGCACCTGGTAAGGTATCTATCGGATTTGGAGCGTTAGGGTCTCTAACAGGTATAAAATAGTCTTGGTCTACGGCCATTTGGTTCATACGTAGGTCGACATTACCTGTTTGAGGGTCAGCAACTTGGTCACGTTTGAACTTATTGGCAACTCTTTGTACATACGGTTCGACATCTTTGTCATCCATATTACCAACAAATACTTTAAACACCCTTCTTTCAGGTGCTCTAGATGTTCTATATATTAACATAGCATCTTCAGAGAGAATAAGTTGTTTCCATATTCTTCTGGCTTTTTCTAACATAGAAGTCCCATAAGGAAGTTTACGGTCATCACCCAATAATCTAAAGTGGGCAATTTCCCACGTATTGAATTCCATATCCTTAACCTTCCATTTGAATTTTAACGCATCTTCGTCAGCGTCTCCTGTTGGTTGTTGAATACCATATTGACCAGGTGAGGATTTCATTCCTCTTTCCAATCTTTCGATTTCAATGTTAGGTAATTGTTGTCCACCCACAATACCTTTTTCAGGGTCCAATTTCAAGTATACAAAGTTATCACCGTACTTAGCGGTGTTTCTTGTCCACATCGGTAAGTTAGTGTCTATATCTAATCTATTATTAAATAAATCTGTTAGTACCGATTTAATTCTTTTACTCTCGGAAAAAACTTGTAATATGTAACCGTCTTCGTTAGCTGTTGTTGATTCCTCAGCGTATATATCAAGAGCCGCAGAAATTTCAGGTGTGAACTCCATACTCTCATAATCGTAAAACGCTGCCAATCTTGTTGGTTCATAATATACCGCCTGAGTATATAAGTTATTTTCAACTTTTTGCCATTGTTGACCTAAGTATAGTGTTTGTTGTGCTTCAAGTTTTTCTCTATCATACTCCTCCTTATCACGTGTTTTTAATAATTCTTTCTTATCAAAATTGTAAACAGGTGGCTGTTGGTCCAATGTTGAATCGGGACCAAATACTTTGGTTAATCTCTGCCAAACAGTAAAGTTATTTTCTGCCATTTTGTTTTTTTATATAAATAGTAGTAATATTCTACAATAATTCAATCTTTTATCTTCTACTTCCGAATAACCATAAATAGTTTTCATAATCACTTTTCGTTGCGTTACCTGTACGACCATTTCTATAGGGGTCATTTGGTAATGCCGACAGAGAAGGATTATAATTATCTACTGGGTTAGTTACCGGTGTTTCTTGTACATACCAACTATCAACCATCGCTTTAGTTTGTTCAGTCACTTTCTCTAAAGAAGTAAATGAATTTTCACCTACGTATATCGCCATAGCCATTGCCATAATCAAATCATCATGTTGTCCTTTTATGTGGTCAGGTCTACCGTTAACATAAACAAACGTATTTAATTCATTTAAAAGTCTTGTTGAACGAACCTTATAATCGTGTCTTAAAGATTCCTCAAAGGAGGCAACAATTTGTACACGTTTACTATTGAAATTTAAACCAGGTATCTTTTCCATAGCCTTAGGGTTGTATTTCCATTTGTCCGCAGCATTCACACCTTCTACATATAAGTTTTGATACCCCATCTCTTGGAGTTTTCGGGACGTTGATACTCCCATACCTCCCGTAATATCAATAACCACAAACGCATTATACATAGTTGCCCATTTAAATGCAATTTCAGCGGCAACATCAGGTGGTATTTTCCCTAAATACTCTAAAACTTGTTCCCTTTCATCAAAATCAATAATACAAAACGTTGTGAAATCCTCACTGTCACCACGAGAAACGTCTATTCCCATTATGTACTTATGATTAGCAATAGGTTCTTTCCATTGCCATAGTGAACCACCCATAAACTTATTCTCTGGTGGCATAATATGGTTTTCTTTTAACTTTTCAATAGTTTCATTAGGAATTACATTGTCACCTGAACCTAAAAAGTTACACTCAAGCTCCTGAGAAATTTTTCTACGGTCAAACTTAAGTTTTTTAGCCATAGACTCAAACCAGCTGGAGTATGGTTTATATCCCTTATCAAAATAATTTTTAATTTCTTCAAAATCTCTTTGTCTAGGGTCTATATGTGTATAGTCAATAATAATTTCACTATCGTTATAGTCATCACGATTTAACATATAGTGTATAATGTCCTTACACTTTATTAATTGTAAGTTTTTGGCGTATCGAGGGTCTTTATACCAATACATGTCGGTAATCTTAAAGTCATTCATCCCCCTTAATGCTTGGTCATAAATCGCATAATATATACGGTCAAAACCGTTAGGTGTTGATATTACGATTACTTTACCACCAGTAGATAGTGAAGCCATACATGCAGACCAAAAGTCATCATCGGCTTCAATAAACGCAGCTTCATCAAAAATAAGAATAGTAGGGGTATACCCACGCAGAGCATCTTTAGAAGTTGCAACCGCTTTAACCTCACATCCATTATTTAACTTAAAGTGTCTTTGTGAATTTTTTTCATTTGAAAATTTAACCCCTAACCAATCAGGCCATTGGTCAACAAAAGAACGTATCTTATTTGCAAATTCCATAGACGTATCTAATTTATTTGCAATGATTAGTATCTTTTCTGGTTTACTCTTTTTAGCGGTAACTAATTTTTTAGACGACCAAGCTGCGGTAACTGTTGATACACCTGCTTGACGATATTTGATTGCAATATTTTCTTCAAAATTATCATAATCAAAAATTAATTTGTCTTGGTCAGGAAAAAGTTCGAGTGGTACGTAACGAGATTGTGTGTTGTCGTATGTTTGTAAGTATGTCTTTAATGCATATGACGTATCCTTAACTATTTTCGCGTATTCTACTAATGCTTTTTCTCTCGTTAAACCCATAATACATGATTTAGATTTTTTATGTTAAATCGATTCCAAGACCACCTAAAAAATCTCTAAACTCATCATCGTCTTCCTCATCGTTTTCAATACCACCTAATGCGTCTTCTAAATCATATTGACGTAATTCTTCAGTGATTTCATCAACCATTCTCTTAACTATCTTTTCACCTTTTTCTGAATTTGTCAAAATTTCTCTTGCAACTTCAAAGAACTCTTCAGTCGATAGTGCAGAAAAACGAGAAAATAAGTAATTCTGTATTTCTCTCATATCATCAGCAAATAAGTCTTCAGGGTAAGATTCGACAAATCTTTCCCAAATAACTGGACCTAACCTTAAATCCCAAATTTCGTATGGTAATGTGTCTTGAGAACCCATAACCATTTCAGCAGCTTTAGGGTCATCAGGTAATCCCTGAGTACCTAATACTTCATAAACTCCTTTAATTAACTCATGTATTAATACAGGGAAGAAAAGTCCCTTGGCTTTGATTGTTGGTGGGTCAGTAGTTTCATCAACTTCTTCAGAACCCTGAACACCCTCACCTGAACCAGCCATCATTTGTGCCATTTGGTCAGGTACTATCCAATACATTAAATCAGCAATAGACATTAGTACACCATAAAGATTCAAAAGTTGTGGGTCTAAACGGTCCAATTCTTCACGAACTAAACTAAACATATAATGACCCTTCTTTGATGCTCCCTGAATAAGAGAATTAATAAATCGTCTTTTTGCCTTTTCCATGTCAAACTTATCCATAGCATCCATGAATGCTTCAATATCGTCTTCCATGTCGTCAGAGTTTTCATCACCGAACATCTTCATAATATCTTCCTCATCAGGTTCTTCTGATGAAGGTCTCATCTTAGAAGTATCAATCTGACCCATACCTGATAATAACTCTACGTCGAATTGGAATGCATCGTCAGGAAGTGCCATTTCTTTCTTGACTAAGTCAATCGCTAAGTTTTCAAGATACTCCTCGTTATCATTCTCAATGGATTTTACTTGTTGTAC